CAAAAACCATCTCCTAAAGATGGAATTAAATATTCAAGATTTGTAATTGTTAGAAACTCATATCCAGAGCTGCGAACTACAACAATTAAAACTTGGCAAGAAATTTTCCCAGAAAATATTTGGGGAGGCATGAGATGGTCGCCTCCTATATCGCATCATATTAAATTACCTGCGAGAGAAGGAGCTGCAGGGATTGATTGCGAAGTTATATTCCTAGCTTTGGATCAGCCAAAGGATGTTAGAAAACTTTTATCACTAGAGCTTACAGGAGCTTGGGTTAACGAAGCAAGAGAATTACCTAAACAAGTTATTGATGGATTAACACACCGAGTTGGAAGGTATCCTTCTAAAGCAGATGGTGGCCCATCCTGGCGAGGAGTTTGGATGGATACGAACCCAATGGAAGATGACCACTGGTGGTATGATATTTCTAAAAAAGGAAATTTACCAAAAGGAAAATTTGCCTGGAAATTTTATGAGCAGCCTGGAGGAGTAAGAGAAGTTACACAAGATGAATTACCAGAGATGCCTGAAGCTAATGGATTTATTTTTTCTGCAGGAAGTTGGTGGAAAGAAAATGAAAAAGCAGAAAACATAAATAATTTACCAAGCGGATATTATACTCAGATCCTTGCAGGTAAATCTAAAGATTGGATTAGATGTTATGCTGAAGGTAAATATACTTTTGTCCAGGATGGCAAACCAGTTTGGAGTGAATATGATGATAGCTCTATGTGTGTTGAACGATTGGAACCAGATCCTGCATATCCAATTATTATAGGATTAGACTTTGGTTTAACTCCTGCTGCTGTATTTTGCCAAAGACTTGGTAATGGTAGATGGCATATTCTTCATGAGCTTGTAACTTTTGATATGGGCCTGGAACGATTTGGGCAAATATTAAAATCAGAAATAGAAATTAAATTTCCCAAATATGATTTATCTATATGGGGAGATCCTGCAGGTAGCTCCAGGGATCAAATTTATGAAGTTACAGCTTTTGAACATTTAAAATCTTTAGGGATACTTGCAAAGCCTACAGCAACAAATGATTTCAAAACTAGACGTGAAGCTGTTGCAGCTCCTATGACAAGATTGATCCAGGGTAAGCCAGGATTTTTAATTGATAGTAGATGTAATAGAATTAGAAAATCTTTATCTGGTGGTTATCATTACAAGCGAGTACAAATTTCTGGACAAGAAAGATTTAAAGATCAGCCAAATAAAAACCAACACTCTCACGTTGGAGATGCCCTGGGATATGCTTTGCTTGGTGGTGGAGAATTTAAAAGATTAACTAGACCAAATCAAACTGGATTTGTAAGAGCTGCTTTGGCAAAATTAGATTTTGATTTATGGTAGATTTACATTTAGATGAGATTGAAAAGCTAATGGGCTTAGATGGTGTCAACAAAAAAATTACCCACTTCCACCCCAAACATTTATGGTTGATTAATTTAAGAGATCATGAGAAGAAGTATTTTGATTATATTCCAAACTATGAAAGTTACCTGGCTAAAAATACAATTCATAATGCTTCTTACACTGGTTTCTATTTTGGCAAGCCAGTTGTATCCTTTGGGTTATTAAATATCTTTCCTGGAGTAGCTGAAGCTTGGCTAATTCCTAGTAAAGATCTAAATAATTTAAAAGTTGCTTTACCTTTTCATAAAGCTACAAAAGCTTTTTTTAACAATGCTTTTAGGTTATTTGATTTACAACGCATACAATGCACAGTAGATATAACCAATAAAGATGCTTTGAAGTGGATAGAAACTATGCTATTTACCAGAGAAGGCATAATGAAAAAATTTGGCCCAGATGGCCATGATTACGTTATGTATAGTAGAACAACATAAGGAGAAAATAATATGGGTGGATTAACATCAAAACCTTCAGCACCTGCAGCTCCACCACAAGTGGAAGCAGATGTATCTGCAAGAGAAAAAAGAATTGCAGCACAAGAAGCAAGAAACACACAAGAACTATCAAGACGAGTTAGAGCAAGACAAGGCGGAGGAAGAAGACAACTTATTTCTCAAGCTAGACAAAATGCAGAACTTGGTGTTCCTTTTGGTTCTTCTGGTACTTTAGGTTACACAAGAAATGTCTAAAGAAACAGAACAAGGCAAACAAAAATATAAACGTAATCCTGGAACCAGGAAAACTTTAAAGGAGAAAAGAAATGCCAAAGGTAACAAGTAAAGAAGGCAAGGTAAGGCATTTTTCATATTCTAAAAAAGGTGTTGCCCAAGCTAAAGCTTATGCTCAAGCTTCTGGTGGCAAAATGGAAATGGATATGAAATCTGCTATGAAAAGAAAAATAGGAAAGAAAAAATGAACAAGCCTGGATTATATGCAAATATAAATGCTCGCAAGAAAAAAGGTATTTCAAGACCAAAATCCAAATCAACAATTTCTAAAGAAGCATATCAAAGAATGAAAGAAGGATTTAAAAAAAAGAAATGATTATATTTGGACATACACCGAAAGATATAAAAACAAAAATTAATGCTAATAAGTGGTTAATTATAAGTTATGTTATTGTATTTATATTAGGAGCTTTAATATTTTAAATGGTTGCAAAAGAATATCAAAACCCTAAAGGTGGATTAAATGAAAAGGGAAGAAAATATTTTAAAAACAAAGAAGGAGCAAATTTAAAACCACCACAAAAAAGTGGAACAGATGGCAGAAGGGTATCTTTTGCAGCTAGGTTTTCTGGAATGAAAGGGCCAATGAAAGATGATAAAGGAAGGCCAACTAGAAAAGCTCTTGCATTAAAAGCCTGGGGCTTTGGAAGTGTAGATGCTGCTAGAAATTTTGCAAATAAAAATAAAAAGAGTTAATTATGCATGACGTTAAAAAAATTTTAGACAGAATAAGAAAAGCAGAAAATAGAAAAGATCTTTGGAGAGATATTTATCAAGAGTGTTATGAATATGCTTTGCCACAAAGAAATCTTTATGATGGTTATTATGAAGGCAATACTCCAGGTCAAAGAAAAATGTCTAAAGTTTTTGACAGTACAGCTATTCATTCAGCTCAAAGATTTGCAAATAGAATTCAATCAGCTTTATTTCCACCATATAGAAAATGGGTAAGACTTCAGCCTGGTAATGAAATACCAGAAGATAGAAAATCAGAGATCCAAGTTGAATTGGACAAAATGAATGACAAAATGTTTTCTGTATTAAGACAAACAAATTTTGATTTAGCTATTGGAGAATTTCTTTTAGATCTTTGCGTAGGTACAGCTTGTATGTTGGTACTGCCAGGGGATGAAGTTGAACCAGTTAAATTTGTTGCTGTACCACAATACCTAATTGCTTTTGAAGAAGGCCCTCATGGAGTAATTGAAAATGTTTATAGAAGAATAAGATTAAGAAATGATGTAATTAAAAAACAATATCCAGATGCAAAAATATCTGGAGAACTTCAAAGAATTATAGATGAAAAGCCAGAAGAATTTACAGAATTTTATGAAAGCACAATGTATCATGATGATGATGGATTTTATCATTATTGTATAATTTGGAAAAAGGGGCCAGAAAAAATTGTTCATAGAACTTATGAAACAATGCCTTGGATTATTAGTAGATACATGAAAGTTGCAGGAGAGATTTATGGTAGAGGCCCACTTATTACAGCCCTTCCAGATATTAAAACTTTAAATAAAACTGTTGAGCTGCTACTTAAAAATGCAAGCTTAAATATTGCAGGTGTTTATACAGCTTCAGATGATGGAGTATTAAATCCACAAACAGATAGAATAGCTCCAGGAGCAATTATTCCTGTTGCAAGAAATGATGGCCCTACAGGCCCTAGTTTAAAACCTTTACAAAGATCTGGAGATATAAATTTATCTCAATTAGTAATTAACGATTTACGAATGAACGTAAAAAAAATCATGTTAGATGAGAGCTTGCCTCCAGATAATATGAGTGCAAGATCAGCTACCGAGATCGTTGAAAGAATGAAAGAACTTTCTCAAAATTTAGGTTCTGCTTTTGGTAGATTGATTTCAGAGGCTGTACTCCCTTTGGTTAGAAGAACACTTGCTGTAATGAATGAAAAAGACATTATCAGCCTACCTCTGAAGGTTAATGGATTAGAAGTTAAATTGCAGCCCACTTCTCCATTGGCCCTTGCACAATCTAACGAAGAAGTACAAACAGCTATGGGATGGATGCAAATCATTCAACAACTTGGGCCTATGGGCCAAATGGCTGTTAGAATAGATAGGGTTGCAGATTTTGTTGCAGATAAACTTGGCATACCTGCAGAGCTAAGAACTACTCCGCAAGAAAGACAAGAGATGATAGAACAAGCTCAACAACAAGCAGCTCAAATGCAACAACAAGCAGCTCCAGAAACACAAGAAGAAGAAATAAATACACAAGCACAAATAGGATAACATGGACACTTTTGATGATGTAGGTTGGGAAGGTTTAGACTTCGTTGACAAGATGGAGGCTATTGATGAACAGAAAGATAAAGATAAATTATTTGCAAAAATTTTTAATACACCAGAAGGAAAATTAGTTTTGGCTGAATTAAAATCAAGAACACTAGATGCTCCATCCTGGTATCCAGGAGCTAATGAGCATTTTGGTTATGTTAGAGAAGGACAGAATACTGTTGTAAGAGAAATTCTTACCAGGATAGAACGTGCTAAACGAAACTAAACAGGAGGAAAAAATGGCTGAAGAAGCACAAGCACAAGAAACAAATCAAGCTACTGAAGAACAAACAAATAGTTTGATAGGAGAAGCAAGACAATCAATACCGAAAGAAGAAATAGCTCCAGAAGATCAAGAGCCTATTTCTCATTTAGCTTCTGATAAACCAGAAGAAGATAAGCTTGGGGAAGAACAAGCTGCGGATGATAAAGATGAATACGAAAGACCAGAGTATTTTCCAGAAAAATTTTGGGATGAGAAAGAAGGGCCAGATATTGAAGCTCTAGTAAAATCTTATAATGAGCTACAGAAAAAATTTAGCCAGGGAGGACATAAGGCCCCAAAAGATTACAATGTTGAATTTTTAGAAAAAGAAAACATTGATATTAAAAATGATCCTTTAGTTAAAGGATATACTGATTGGGCCAAGAAGCATGGAATTACCCAGGATGCTTATGAAGATCTTGCTAAAACTTTTATGGAAAGTAATGCAGATTTCGTACAAAGATCCCAGGCAAACATTGTAGAAGAAAAAAAACTACTTGGTAACAAAGCAGAAGAAAGAATTGGATCTGTCATGAAATTTGGAGATACACTTAAGAGTAGAGGTGTATTATCAGATCAAGAACTTGCTGAATTTGATAATATGGCAGGAACTGCTTTAGGTATTAAAGTTATTGAAAAAATTAGATCTTACTATGGAGAGCAGCCTATTGCTCCTATTAGAGATACAGAAGAATTAGGTATGTCTAAAGATGAAATTAGAGCCATGGTTGGAGATCCAAAATATGGAAAAGATCCTGCTTTTACAATAAAAGTAGAAAAATTATTTGAAAAAGCTTTCCCAGGAGAGTATAAACCTTAATAGTAGTAATTTTTTTTTTTAGCCTCGTGAAACTCTAGGGTTGCACAAAATACTTGATGTAACCCTAGAAGTTTAATATAAGCAAATCAGAAGATAACCGAAATTTTTTTGGCCTTCAGTTTTAATTAGCTGTAGCCTTTTCCAAAGACAACTACGCAAATGTGTAAATAAACAAACTATGTTTAAAAAAGGAGAAAAACATGGCAATAAATATAAGTAATGCGTTTGTTACTTTGTTTGATGCTGAAGTCAAACAAGCTTATCAAGGCTCTGCGGCCTTAAGAGAAGCTGTTAGACTTAAATCTGGCCAAGGCTCCAACACTGTAAAATTTCCAAAAATTGGAAAAGGTGTAGCAACAGCTAGAATACCTCAAACAGATGTAACTCCGCTAAATGTAACATATTCGCAAATAACTGCGACTATGTCGGACTATAATGCTGCAGAATACAGCGATATATTCCACCAAGCAAAAGTTAACTTTGATGAAAGACGAGAGCTTGTTGAGGTAGTTTCAAAAGCTATCGCAAGAAGACAAGATCAATTAATTATTGATGCTCTTGATGCTTCATCAACTTCATTAACTGTTGCTAAAACAGTAGTAACTTCTGGATCTGCAACTGCTTCTAACTTAAACGTTGGAAAAATGATTGCAGCTAAAAAGTTGCTAGATAAAAATAACGTTCCAAGTGAAGATAGATACATGGTAATTCATGCAAATAACGTTGCAGGATTATTATCTGACGAAAGAGCTATCTCTAACGACTTTGCAGTTAAAGCTCTCTTAAATGGAGAGATTACTGCTATGCTAGGATTTAAGATCTTAGTATTAGGAGATAGATCTGAAGGCGGACTTCCATTATCAACTAACGACAGAACTTGTTATGCTTTCCATAAAAATGCTATGGGTATGGCAGAAGGTATGGGGATCAAAACAGAGATCAACTATGTACCAGAGAAAACTTCTTTCTTGGTTAATAGTATGTTCTCGGCAGGTGCTGTTGCGATTGATGACGAAGGTATCGTAAAAATCACTTGTGATGAAAGCTAATAGAGGAGGATAATTATGGCTTATACAAAGGCAAACTTGAACGCAA